TACAGGTAAGACATCGTTTCACGCTAGTTTGATTGCCTCGCCTAATGGCTTTGCACATCAAGGAGCAAACTGCATTATCTTATGTAACGAAGAGCCTACACACCGTGTTGGTGCAAGGTATCTAACTGCCGCATCTGGTATGTCTGCTCGTGAGGTACGAGATAACATGAGTAAGGCACAAGCTATGTATGCACCTGTGATGAAGAACATCAAGATTAAAGAAGCAGGTGGACGTGATATGGCTTGGGTTGAATCGGTATGCAAGGCTTACAAGCCTGATGTACTTGTGCTTGACATGGGTGACAAGTTTGGTGCATCGGGTAGCTTTGCCAGAGAAGACCAAGCATTAGCTGCCTGTGCTATCTACGCTAGACAGATTGCCAAGACCTACGACTGTACTGTGTTCTATATGTCACAGTTATCTGCTGAAGCAGAGGGTAGGTCACAGCTTAATCAGTCCATGATGCAAGGCTCACGTACAGGTAAGGCGGCAGAAGCTGACCTTATGATACTGATTGGCAAGTCACCATCTGTTGAAGGACAGGATGAGGACAGCCCACTTAGACACCTTAACGTGGTTAAGAACAAGCTGAATGGTTGGCATGGTATGGTGAACGTAGACTTAAACTACATGACAGCGAGGTATGAAGGATGAAGTTAGTATTAGACGTAGAGAATACAGTCACGCATCGTGATGGTAAGATGCACCTTGACCCATTTGAGACAGAGAATACACTGGTCATGGTTGGTGTTCTTACAGACCAAGGGCAGGAAGACTTGATTACTTTTGACCACAGTGAGTGTGAGCATACCTATCACGGTCATAACTTACTTCAGAAGTGGCTTGACCAAGCGACTGTTCTTATAATGCACAATGCGGCACACGACTTGTTATGGTTGTGGGAGAGTGGCTTTAAGTATGATGGTGCTGTCTTTGACACCATGTTAGTTGAGTATGTGTTACAGCGTGGACAGAAACAACCACTGTCTCTGGAAGCATGTGCTGAGAGATATGAGTTGGATACCAAGAAGCAAGATACTCTGAAGGAGTACTTCAAGAAAGGATATACAACACGTGACATACCACATGATGAGTTGTCTGAGTATTTATCACACGACTTACATGCTACGCAACAACTTGCTAACAGGCTATGGTACAGATTAAATACAGTAGAGGATTCTGCTCTACAAAATACTGTCAACTTGACTAATGAAGTAGCGGTATGTCTATCACGTATATATCAGCGTGGTTTTGCTGTTGATACTCGTATGCTAGAAGCAGTGAGGCAGGAGTTTATTGAGGAGAAAAGTAGTCTAATCAATTCACTTCAGAATCAGGTACGTTTTCTGATGGGTGACACACCTATCAATCTAAATAGCCCAGAGCAATTGTCTTGGATAATATATAGCAGACAAGTTATGGATAAGACGTATTGGGCTAGTGCTATTGACCCATACATGGACGATGCAGACTTCCGCAGTATTGTAGCGAGTGGTACAAAGCGTGTGTATAAGACAAGAGCAGAGCAATGTAATGAGTGTAGTGGCACAGGACAAGTAAGAAAGGTAAAGAAAGATGGAACACCTTTTGCTAGACCCAATGGTTGTAAAGCATGTGATAGTCTTGGGTATAATCTGGTTAATCTACATGAGATAGGTGGACTAAAGTTCAAGCCACCGTCAGCTAAGTGGGCAAGTGCCAACGGCTTCAGTACAAGTAAGACAAACTTGTCCATGCTTGAGGCATCTGCTAAGTCTAAAGGTATGGACTATGCAGTTAAGTTCTTGTCTGATGTACGCAGACTATCTGCTGTAGATACTTATCTATCATCTTTTGTGGATGGTATATCTACATATACTAAACAAGATAACAAGTTACATGTACGGTTATTACAGCATCGTACATCTACAGGCAGGTTCAGTGGGGCAGACCCCAACATGCAGAACATGCCACGAGGGGGTACATTTCCTGTCAAGAAGGTATTTGTATCCAGATGGGAAGGTGGTAAGGTACTTGAAGCTGACTTCGCACAGCTAGAGTTCCGTGCTGCCGCATATTTATCACAAGATGGAGTTGCAATTGAAGAAGTATCTACAGGATTTGATGTGCATAGTTATACCGCCAAAGTTATTAGTGATGCTGGTCAACCTACATCTCGACAGGATGCAAAGGCACACACATTTGCTCCGTTGTACGGTGCAACAGGTTACGGAAGAACAAAAGCAGAAGCGGCATACTACGAACACTTCACAGAGAAATACCAAGGGGTCAAGCTATGGCACACCCGATTGGCTAAAGAGGCTTTGAATACACGTAAGATTACTACACCATCAGGTAGAGAGTTTTCTTTTCCTGATGTACAACGTAATGCTAGGGGCAGGGTGTCACACTTTACTCAGATAAAGAACTATCCTGTGCAATCATTTGCTACTGCAGACATTGTACCTCTAGCACTATTACACATAGATAAGCTATTAAATACATTTAAGTCTTGCGTAGTGAATAGTGTACATGATAGTATCGTTATAGATGTTCACCCAGACGAAGAGAAAGGAGTTATTGAGGTGATAAACAAGACTAACAAAGACTTACCAGATTTAATTAAATTAAGATGGGGTATAGACTTCAACGTACCGTTATTATTAGAATCAAAAATAGGTAATAATTGGCTTGACACGAAGGACGTATCCTGATATAACTATCGGACTTTCACAATAAAGGAGTATAAAATATGACGCAATTAACAACAATAGACACTAACAACTTTGCGGCTATGGCTAAAGCAATGGGCATAGCTGACGTAGGTACTACTCAGAAGAAACAGAGTAGCACTCTTGCTCGTTTACGTATATCTCACTCGCCTATCATGGGTGAAGCTGAAGTAAATGGTAAGCGAGTTAACATGGAAGTAGTTTCTGGTGGAGCATACAGGGTAGAGATACCAGATGGTCCAACATACTATGCAACTAGTGTTGAACTACGTCCATACATACAGCGTTACATGTACAAGAAGTTCTTGAAAGGTTCAGGAGATGCTCCTAACCGATATGTAAAGACTGTGATGGCTGACAATCTTAATATAGATTTGAAAGACAATGACGGTGGGTTTAACTGCGGTAAACCTGCTGGATATATTGCAGATTGGAAGTCCTTACCTGAGAAAACACAAGAGTTAATCAGACAGATTAAACGTGTTCGTGTTGTATTAGGTACACTTAATCTAATAGGTGCAGTTGACGCTTCAGGTAATGAAGTAGAAGCACCTAGAGATATCCCATTTATTTGGGAGATTGAAAACCGTGATGCCTTTAAGACTGTAGGTACACTGTTCACTAAACTAGCCAAGCAAAAGCGTATGCCTATTCAGCACACGATGGTTGCTAACACAGAGGAAAGAAAGTTACCTAACGGCAACAGCTTCTACTTACCTGTGGTGTCTATCGACATGACTAAATCACTAGACATAACAGGCGAAGAGCAAGATTCCTTTGCTGACTTTATGACTTGGATAGAAAACTACAATGATTATATTATCAATGCTTACTCAGAGAAGTCATCACGACATAATGATGAAGACGATGAGTTGATTGTTGATGGTGTAGTAGACATAGAACTAGACGAAGAGGTAGCCTAATGAAACATCCTGCTGAACTGGCGGTGCATCAATACATGACGAATGCTGTTAAAGGCACGTCAACTATGTCAGACACAACTATTAAACAGGTTGCTGATGACATACAAGAAGCACTGCATCGTCAGTTTGGTGGGGGCAAGAAGCGTAATAACTTTAGGCTTCGTATGTCAAATGTTGGTAGGTCAGCTTGCCAATTATGGTACGATAAGAACAAGCCTGAAGTTGGTCTGCCCCTACCAACAACATTTATGATGAACATGATGATTGGAGACATCGTTGAAGCTGTCTTCAAAGGACTACTTAAAGAAGCAGGAGTACAGTATGAAGACAGTGATAAAGTTACTCTCAAGTTGGACGATATATCCATTGACGGAACATATGATATTGTTATTGATGGTGCTGTTGATGACATAAAGTCTGCATCCAAGTGGTCGTATGAAAACAAGTTTGAATCCTTCGACACATTAAAAGAAGGTGACGGCTTTGGTTATATTGCACAGCTTGCTGGGTATGCAAAAGCATCAGGCAAACGTGCAGGGGGTTGGTGGGTAGTTAATAAAGCTACTGGTGACTTCAAGTATGTACCTGCTACTGGCATAGATGTAGAAGCAGAAGTGAGTAAGATAGAGGAGACTTGTAATACAGTCGAAGAAAATGAGTTTAAGAGATGCTACGAACCAGAGATAGAAATGTTTCGTGGTAAACCTACGGGTAACAAAGTCTTGAATGTTCATTGCGGATTCTGCTCTTATCGTCACGACTGTTGGCCTACGTTAAAAGAACTACCTGCTGTTAAGTCACAAGCTAAGTTACCTCGAATAGTAAATTATGTTGAGTTAAATGGCAGTTAACTTTAAGCAGTTCAAAGCGGCACGTAAGTATGGGTATAGGTCGGGGTTAGAAGTTAAGCTATCCGAATATCTTAAACTACACAAGGTAAAGTTTCAATACGAGTGTATGAAGATTGAATGGGAAGACTTAGCTTACCGCACCTATACACCAGACTTCGTGTTAAATAATGGAATCATTATAGAGACAAAGGGGATGTTTACTGCGGCAGATAGACGCAAGCATCTTGCAATACAAAAGCAACATCCCCATCTTGATATAAGATTTGTATTTGAAAACAGTAGACGAAAGCTACGAAAGGGTGCAAAGTCTAGCTATGGAGAATGGTGTGATAAATATGGGTTTAGATGTTATGATAGAATAATTCCAGAGGATTGGCTTAAAGAGAAGAGTGTTAATAAACATCCTAAGTTTGTCAAGTTTTCTGGTTCAAAAATAAAAAGGAGTTATAAATGATAGATGAGAAAGTGACAGAAAGCCTTGAGAAAGAGGACGTTGTAATTTGTATAAGACCTACTGTATTAAATGGAAACGAATGGTCAGGAGATGTAAACATTTCTGTACTGGCAGGTAGAGATAATCCACTGCATGATGATGATTACTACAGTCTATTACACTTTGCTAAGATGGTATGTGCTACAGTACCAATGATGGAAACGTCACCTGATTTACGAAACATAGCACATGATTATGTTATGACTGAGGTAGATAATCAAGAATTAGATATAGAGTTTGAACCAGAATCAGACAGGGGTAAAGTACTTGACAGGAAGGACAATGTTGTGACATTATCCTTTGGTAGCAGAACAAAAGGGAGTGCATAATGAATGACCAGATTAGACATGAGGAGTATATGAAACAAGCAATGGCACAGTCAGATGTAATCAATAATCCAAAACACTATGAGCGATATGCTATTGAACCTGTGTCGTTCATTATGAATAATGAGTTGCCTTTTTGGATGGGTAATGTTATAAAATACATAATGAGAGCAGGTTATAAATCTAATACAGACGAGATAACAGATTTAAATAAAGCAAAGAGATATATTGATATGCGTATCAATCAGCTAGAGGGGCGTGAGCCAAATGAGAGTTAAGATATATCTTACTATCGACATAGACCCTGAAGAATATCCTGTACCTGCTGACGGTAATGTGGCAGAGGAGATTGAAGAAGGAATACAAGAGTACTTCTACGATGTAGGTGGTACAAACATTAGAAACATTAAAAGTATACAGGAGTAATACATGATAAGTAACTATTTACCGACAGACTACCAGAACTTTATTGCTCTATCTCGTTATGCTAGGTGGAAAGAAGATGAACAAAGACGTGAGACATGGGGAGAAACAGTAGCAAGATACTTTGACTACATGACAAATCATCTCAAAGAAACGTGCAACTTTACACTAGAAGATAAATTACGTAATGAGTTAGAGGAAGCAGTGCTTGAGCAAAGAGTGATGCCAAGCATGAGGGCATTGATGACATCAGGACCTGCCTTAGATAGATGCCACGTAGGTGGATACAACTGTTCTTACGTACCTGTAGACAGCCCTAGAGCATTTGATGAGACAATGTACATCCTGATGTGTGGCACAGGTGTAGGCTTCTCTGTGGAGCGTAACGCTGTAGACAAGTTGCCTATAGTTAATGAACACTTTGAGTACAGCGACACAGTAATCAAGGTTGGTGACAGCAGACCGGGATGGTCTAAAGCACTACGTGAGTTGATTGCTATGTTATATGCAGGTCAGATACCAAAGTGGGATGTGTCCAAGGTACGTCCAGCAGGTGCAAGGCTAAAGACATTTGGTGGTAGGGCATCAGGACCACAACCTTTGATAGAATTGTTTAACTTCTGCATTGAGAAGTTCAAGGGTGCATCAGGTCGTAGGCTATACCCTATTGAGTGTCACGACATTATGTGTAAGATAGGTGAGGTTGTAGTAGTAGGTGGGGTCAGACGTAGTGCATTGATTTCATTGTCTAATCTTAATGATGACCAGATGGCACATGCTAAGTCAGGTCAGTGGTGGGAGAATGAAGGACAACGTGCGTTAGCTAATAACTCTGTAGCCTACAAAGAGAAGCCACAGATGGGTACATTCATGCGTGAGTGGGTGTCATTGTACGAGAGTAAGTCAGGTGAGCGTGGCATATTCAATCGTGCATCAGCCATCAAGCAAGCATCTAAGAATGGCAGACGGCATACTGACTATGCTTTCGGCTGTAACCCTTGCAGTGAGATTATCCTACGTCCATATCAGTTCTGTAATTTATCTGAGGTAGTAGCCCGTGCATCAGACAATATGGAATCACTACGTAAGAAGGTACGTATTGCGACTATATTAGGTACGTTTCAGTCTACAATGACTGATTTTAAATACCTAAGAGACATATGGAAGAGAAATACGCAGGAAGAGAGACTACTTGGTGTATCACTTACGGGTATCATGGATAATCAGATACTGGCAGGGCAGAGTGCAACGTATGGTATGAACATCAGTGCATTACTTGAGGAGTTAAAGTCAGTAGCTGTAGAAACAAATGCTATCTTTGCTGAACAGCTAGGTATTGAACAGTCTGCCGCTATCACTTGTGTTAAGCCTAGTGGTACAGTAAGTCAATTAGTTGACAGTGCATCTGGCATTCATGCTAGGCATAACCCGTACTACATACGTACTGTTCGTGGTGATAACAAAGACCCACTAACGCAGTTCTTAATAGCGCAAGGTATACCAGCAGAGCCTGACGTAATGAAGCCTGACAGCACTACAGTGTTTAGCTTTCCAATGCAGTCACCCTCTGGTGCAGTAACACGTACTGGTATGACAGCTATTGAACAGCTAGACTTGTGGCTACTATATCAGCGTCACTGGTGTGAGCATAAGCCATCCGTTACCATCTCTGTTAAGGAGCATGAATGGATGGAAGTAGGCTCATGGGTGTATGAAAACTTTGATGAGGTATCAGGCATTAGCTTCTTACCATTTAGTGAGCATACATATCAGCAAGCACCGTATCAGGATATCAATAAAGATAAGTACACAGAGTTGTTTGCACGTATGCCAGACACAGTTGACTGGTCTTTACTGCCTGAGTTTGAGAAAGAAGACAACACATCTGGTGGACGTGAGTTAGCTTGTTCAGCAGGTGTATGTGAAGTAGTGGATTTAACAGCGGCATAAGGAGATACAATGAAAAAATTAGCACTAGAAAATTACTTGACAAGATTTATGAGATATGTTATAGATTGGCGTACAACTAGAAGGGTTATACGGCAGTTACACGAACTACCCGATAGCACACTAGATGATATAGGTGTACCACGACACGACATAGCACGACTAGCTTATACGGAGATACAAAGAAAGAACTATGAGAAGTAAAGTATGGAGAGTATGGGCAAAAACAATTGGAAGCAAGATATCAGATGATGAAAGTGAAAGCGATATGGCAGCTTTGCTACGTACCTTTTGGGTACTCACTCATCTGGTTGCTTGTTTCTTTATTATAATACACAATGGAACAAAGTTAGGATGGTTTTAAAATGACAGATAAACAAACAATAACATACGATGGAATAGAATATGATGTCTCTGATTTAGATGAGAAAGAAGCATACATGTATGCACAAGTTAGAGTACTAAGAAAACGAATAGCAGATGCTAGATTTGACCTAGACCAAATGGTTGCGGCTGAAAACGCATTTTCTAATGCGTTAGTTAACTCATTAAAAAAGGAGAATACAGATGCTACAACCGATTAAAGGAGCAGTTAATAGACAGTTTAGACCAGAATCATATAAACAAAATGATGGTATAGCTAAACTTTCCATCATTAAATACTTAGAAAATAAAGGTCATACTATACTGGATTCAGACGAAAATTATTCGTTTGATATAAAAAGTGAGTACAAAGGCAATACGTATTACTCAGAAGTTGAAATGAAAAATCAGTGGAAAGGTGATTGGAATCCTGCATGGGAAGAAATACGTATACCATATAGAAAACATAAGCTAATAAATAAATTTGAAGATATTAAATCTGACACCACGTTTTTAAATTTCTATGTTATTAGAGAAGACTGTCTAAAAGCATGGAGAATAAAAGACAATCTGCTATCAAACTCTGAAGTAAAAACTGCTAAAGGAAGGAACATACAGAAAGGAGAACATTTTTTCCATATACCATACAAGGAAGCAGAACTTGTGGAGTTGCGAGATGACGTGGCTTGAATATGAAATGCTTAAATGGAAAGAGGAGAAGTATGGTAACATGGAATTAAATGAATATCAAAAGAAAGCAAAGTCATTTGCAATCTATCCTGAATCGTACAGGATAACTTACCCAGCATTAGGATTAGCAGGTGAGGCAGGTGAGATAGCCAACAAGGTAAAGAAGTTAATACGTGATGGCTATAATCAAGAGGACTATGAGCAGAAGAAGATAGACATAGCCTTTGAGATAGGAGATGTGTTATGGTATTGCGCTACACTTGCACAAGACTTAGACGTACCTCTGTCTGTTATTGCAGCACAGAACCTTGACAAGCTAGAAGATAGGAAACAACGCAATGCTATTCAAGGTGATGGGGATAATAGGTAAAGTAATTATGTACATACTAGCAGGTATAGTAGTACTGTGGTTATGTTATATATTTACAATGGGTGCAATCAATACTACGTGTGATTGTCAACGGGAATTAGAACAAAAAAGAAGGGGCTTAATTGCCCCTTTTTTTATTTGTATGCTTTCTGATATTCCTCACCTCGTATAGCTAAATCTATTAAATCTTCTAAAGAATTAACTACATCAGGCTCTCGCCCATACTCTCTTTCAAATTGAATTGTTGCAACACTTCTAGCTTCTTGTTTTAATCTCCTGTACTTAGACATATATTCCATCTTAGTAGGAGCATCAGCAAGAAGGGATTTACCGTCAGATGATATTTCGTTTCTAGCAGATTCTATTTGAGACTTTAAAAACAATCTCATATTAGCACTTACATATTTTTCTTCACTCTGCATTGCTCTAAATGTTTCATCAGATTCTTTGTAGTCCGTACGAAGCTGGTCTTCATAGCCTTTGGCTACGTCTACTATATCAGGAAGAGCATCTCTTAAATATTTATTCTCAGCGTTGCGAATACTAT